CTTATTCAGAGTGATGAAGAATCTTGCAAAAGTTGTGCAAAAAGCGAGGCCCCGTGGGACTTTTGGCACAGCACTACGGGGGTGTACAGAGTCACCCCTAGGGGGATTGTCTTGCCTCAGCGTTTTTCCACGGTTACGATGTCGTTGCTGTACGAAATCCACCCATTCCAAAAGGACGCTCCGATGTCAAATGCCGAAGCCACCAAAATCATGACCGACGTTGCCACCAAGCGAAAACCGCATTCCCGCGCGGCGATTCAGGACGCATTGTTCCAATTAGAGGGTATCGCCGCGGTGGCTCGCCACCAGGCTACGGCAGCACCGGCTCCCGCGCCCGCTGCGACTGAGATCTAAATGGGCCGACATCGGATTCCAAACGAGGAGCTGTCCGGCGATCTGTATATCAAGGACACCTCCCGGCGAGCTGAGCACCAGCGGGTGATCTCCGAGCACGGCCGCGACATCGCGCCGTTGCCGGAGGTCGTGAACGCGGGTCGGAAGGATTATTGTCGGAACAGCTTCCAGTCATTCTGCGAGCTGTACCACTCCGACCTGTTTCACCGGGCATGGTCGGATGACCACATCAAATGCCTGTCGAAGCTGGAAGCCGCGATCCTGCGTGGGGACCAATATGCGTTCGCCATGCCGCGAGGTTCCGGAAAGACGACTCTTTGCTACATCGCTTGTGAATGGGCACTGCTTTATGGACACAGATCCTTCGTGGTCATGGTGGGCGCGGAAGCGACCGCTTCACTGGAGCTCCTGGACTCCATCAGGACCGACCTCGAAAATAACGAGTTGCTCCTGGAGGACTTTCCGGAAGTCGTCTATCCGATCGTCAAGCTCGGGGGCATTTCGCATCGGTGTAACGGGCAGACCTTCGAGCGAAACCGGACGCAGATGACATGGACGAGCGACCGCATCGTCTTACCTACTATTGAGGGGAGTCCAGCAAGTGGAGCGACAGTCAGAGTCACAGGAATCACCGGACGACTTAGAGGGATGCAAAGCAAGACCCCAGACGGTCATTCAATTCGACCAGACCTTGTCATCATCGATGACCCGCAGACAGATGATTCTGCTAGATCTGTTACGCAAAACGACTATCGGGAACGTCTCCTGGCGGGTGCAATACTGGGACTAGCTGGCCCTGGTGAATCTATCGCCGCCATGATGCCATGCACGATCATCAGGAATGGTGACATGGCGGACAGGATTCTGGACAGGCAGCGACATCCGGAATGGCGAGGCGAACGGACCAAGCTGATTTACACATGGCCGACCGCTACGAAGTTATGGGAAGAGTACGCTGACATCTGGACGGGAGAACTGCGTAATGACGGAGACGGTTCGGTCGCAGCGGAGTTCTACCAGTCGCGTCGGGCTGAAATGGACGAGGGAGCCAAGGTCGGTTGGCCGGCTCGGTTCATGGAAGGTGAAGTCTCTGCCTTACAGCATGCATGGAACCTCCGGCTCCGTATTGGCGAAGAGGCATTTAATGCTGAATATCAGAACGAGCCGGATGACCTGACGGGGATGACGGACCGGATCACGGTCACGTCGGACGACATCACCGCGCGGGTGAGTAAGGTCGCTCGGGGGATTGTGCCGGTCGAGTTCGATCGATTGGTCGCGTTCATCGACATTTCACAGAAATGTCTGTGGTGGACGCTGATGGCGGTGGGCGAAGGCTTCGGCGGGACGATCGTCGATTACGGGACGTGGCCGGATCAGGGGCAGCGGTACGTTCGGCTGGCCGCGGTGAAACGGACGTTGCTACGGAAGTACCGTGGTCAGGGCGTGCATGCGGCGATTTCGCATGGGTTGGAGGATCTCACGGCTTATCTGATGCGTGAGTGGGACAGGGAGACCGGAGGAACATTCCAGTGCGACCGCATCCTGATTGACGAAGGTGACGGGGAGCACACAGAGTTGGTGAGGTCTTTCTGCCGCAGGTCGGACTATGGGGCGATCCTCATGCCGTCGAAGGGCCGGAGCATCAAGGCGAGCAGCACACCGTTGTGTTATGGCAAAGCAAAGAAGAACGAGCGGTACGGCAAGTATTGGAAGATGGTCCGGAACCGGGATCAGTCTCGCGCCGTGCATATGGACGTGAATTACTGGAAGACGTTCGTCATGCGTCGAATGGAGATGATGCAGGGCGAATCCGGGGCGATCGACCTTTATAAGCAGACACCGCGGCATCATCAGATGATTGCCGACCAAATCACGGCGGAGATACCGAAAGAGATCGAAGACATCGGGACGGGCAATCGGGTCATTGAATGGACGAATCCGAAGCAGCGGGACAACCATTACTTTGACTGTATGGTGGGATGCTGCGTTGCCGCTTCGATGCTCGGGATTACACTCACCGCCCAGGAAGCAGTTGTGCCTGCCGCGCGAAAACGTAAGAAAGTCCAGTACCTGTGATGTCAAAAAAGAAACGTCAACCTCTGGAGTGTGTTCAGGAAGTGCCGCCAGCATGTCCGAAATGCGGTTGCACCGACAGAAAGAAGCTCGACACGGTACGGAAGGAAGAGGTCTTCCGGGAACGGGAGATGTCAGGGAAAGCTCCGTTCAATAAGCAACCGTTCACGATGGCGAGGTGGTCGCGTACCACCTGTTTGGAATGCGGGCAGCATTACAAGATCATCGGCTACTTCCGACCTGCAGACCGCACGGGCGGTAAAGACGGGTTGAATCAGGGGAAAAAGAAGACACGCTCTGAGCATGGCCAGCTCAGAATTGACTCAATTAGTAACCGATCGGGATAACCTGCGGGCCGCAATCCGTTCCGGTGTGTTTCAGTGCAGCGTGGATTCTCAGGCGACTACTTTCGCAAACATGCGGGACATGCGGTCGCTGCTGAATGACCTCGAACGGCAGATTGCGAAGATTGTTGGCGTTGCTGAACGCAAACCTCGCGTCGTCTCGATTCAGATGATTCGGGGCGTGTAATGCTGACCGCTGTCAAGAATCGTATTGCCACAATGTTCACTTCCGGATACGACGCGGTCGCGTCGACCGGGAAACGTAAAGCCGCGAGCGCCGTCCTGAAATATGAGGATGAACAGCTCAAGCATCGTGACCGCAAAAAGATCATCGGCACTGGCCGCGATCTGGTCCGCAATTATTCCGCAGTCAGCTGGGTCATCAGGAAACATCTCGATTACTGTACGCAGTTCGACTTTCAGGTTCGGACTGACAGCGACGAGCTGAATCAACAGATTGAAGACCTGGTTAAGGTCCAATCCCGCTCGCATAACTGCGACCAGGCACAACGGCATCCATTTCCGCGACTCATGCGGATGCTCGAAGGCCGCCGCGTCATCGACGGTGATGTCTTCCTCGTGAAACGCTCAAGCGGCCGTTTACAGGCGGTCGAATCGGAGCTGATCGCTGACCCGGATGACATCAAACGTGACCAACGCTGGTTCAATGGATGCCATGTCGACGCAGACGGTCGAGCGCTCGGCTGGGGATTACACAAGCGTGGCGAGCATGGACTCAACGAGTTTTTGAAGCGAGTGCCGGCTCGTAACATGATTCAGCATGCGTGCTTCGACTCATCGTTCCGGTTCGATCAAGTGCGTGGCGTTTCCCCGCTGGCCTGCGCCTTTAACTCGTTTCGTGACCTGTACGAAGGCATCGACTTCGCGCTCGCGAAAATGAAAGTCGAACAGCTGTTCGCGATGGTCATCACTGACAGCGCGACGGACGGTATCGGCGAGACGGTCAAAACGGGGAACGACTACACAGTCGATTTCGGCAAGGGTCCGGTCAAGCTCGAACTCGAACCGGGCGAAGATGCTAAGTTCCTGAAGACCGATAATCCCGGTTCAGACACGCAGGACTTCCTGCATCTTGTTATGGGCATGGCTCTTAAATCTCTTGATATTCCATTCTCGTTCTACTCTGAGAATTTTACCAACTTCTATGGATCAAAAGCGGCTTTCATGCAGTACGAACGCAGCTGTCGCGCGAAGCGAGCTGACGTGATTGAAGTGCTACGTCAAATCACCGTCTGGTGGATGCGCATCTGGATCAGCCGCGGACTGCTGACATTGCCTGCTGGCATGACAATTAATGATGTCACATTTGAGTGGATACCCATTGGGATGCCATGGTGGGATCCAGCGAAAGAAATCAAAGGTGATGTCATGGCCATCGCAGCCGGACTGGATTCGCCACAAAGAGTGTGCCGACGGACTGGCACTGATTTTGAAGAAAACATTAAGCAGATAGCGAAAGCAAAAGCGATTGCTGAATCAATGGGTGTGGAAGTCAGCTTCGTTCCGGAAGAAGCGGAACAACTGGGCGTACCTGATGACAATAGCGGGGATACAGACGAATGACGGATCCTGTCACAAAACAACCGGTCCATTTCAGAACGTCCGTCGCTCGCGCACCGGATGCGAAAGTGTCGCGGCATGCCGGCGTGTTTGACGCTGGTCTCATCGAAGACGTGTCCATCATCACGCGAGGGGAGGCACTGGGTCACAACCTCTGGGTGGATCATGGATTCCTCTCCGATGTCGCGGGTTCAATCAATGCTTCCTCCTCCGGGAACCGACCGGGTATGAAAGCTCGGTTCACTCATCCGGGCCTCAGCTCTGACGGTGTCGGCCAAAAGCTGGGTCGCGTCCGGAATGCCAGAGTGCATGGGGATCAGGTACTGGCGGATCTGCATTTTCAGCATGCTGCAACCAAAACTCCGGATGGCGATCTGGCTGACTATGTCATGACGCTCGCTGAGGAAACCCCGGAGGATTTCGGCATCTCAGTGGTGTTCGATCATGACATGGATTCTGTCGAGGAACACACCGCGGAAAACACAGAGGACGGTGATTTCACGTCGCCGGACGAACTGAACACAAACAACTTTGTGCATGCACAACTGGCAGCGTTACGATCAGCCGATGTGGTTGATTCACCCGCAGCGAATCCAGATGGGCTGTTCAAGCGAGGGCAGGAAGCTGCCATCGAAGGGGAGCAGGTTTTGGAATACGCACTCGGCTTATCCGACGTTCGGCCGAATGTGTCACAGTTCAGCGTTGATCCGGATCGCCTCGCGCAATTCGTATCACGCTTTCTTGAACGTCATCAATTGTCATTACAGAAGGGCGGTGAAACCGTGTCTGATGTAGCTCACGAAGAAGTTGTCGATGCGGCTCCGACGCGGAATGATTTCACCGCGGAACTGAATCGATACGTCAGCCGTTTCGGTAGCGAGAACGGTACGAAATGGTTCATGGAAAATGTCAGCTTTACTGATGCTCTGGAGAAGCAGATCGAAGAACTCGATGGCGCTTGCAAGGCACAGGCTGTCAAAATTCAGGGACTGGAATCTCGTCTTGAATCACTGAGTATCGGTGAAGACGAAGGCGGAGACTTTGCTGAAGCACCTGTCAACGGTGAAGCAAAAGAACGAACTTTCGCAAATCGCATCAAGATTCACGGACAGAATAACTAACTCCAGCAGAGTGGTTTTCACTCTCTATCACTCTCTTGAGGAGCAGTAACGATGGCTCATGATATGCATGCAGTGGCCGACTTTGTGGCCGATGCATTAGACGTAGATCGCACGGAGACGAGCAATCTACTTGAACGGGCACCACTGGTGTCCAGAATGACGATTTCCGACACGTCGGATGGTTCCAGTACGCACAAGCACAACACTTACACCGGAGCCCCTACCGGGTTCTGGCGTGCGGTGAATACTCCACGGGACTACGACAGCTCAATCGACACGGTCGTGTCAGCGACCTGTACGATCCTGGACTTCAGTTGGAAAACTGACAAGGCGCTTGCTGACAGCTGGCGCGATGGGGCGCAGGCGTATATCGCTCGTGAAGGCATGCGTCACCTGAAGGCTGCAATGTTCGATCTCGAACAGCAGATCATCTATGGCGTGACATCACCTGGTAACAGTGCCGGTTTCGTTGGTCTGTTGGCATCGACTTATCTCGATGCTCTGGCTGACACGATGGTCATTGGTGCTGGCGGAACGACTGTCAGTACTCAGACCAGTGTTTACGGTCTGCGACTGGGCTTCGATGACGTTCGCCTGGTGTCTCCTGCAATGGCACTGGATGTTGGTGATACAGTTGTCACTGAAGCGACGTTGGACGGTTCCACTGGTGGTTTCCCTGTGTACTACACGCCTTCGAGCGCGTACATCGGGCTGCAACTCGGCGGGTCGTTCTCGGCCGGTCGAATTGCGAACCTGCATGCGTCTGACGCTGGTGCTGGTCTCGATGACGATCTGATCTCCGACATGGTGTCGCAGTTCCCTTCCAATATGGGACCAGACGTACTTGTCATGCATCGCCAAAGTTTGAAGCAGTTGCAGCAGTCACGAACTGCGACAACCACTTCCGGCCGCGCAGCTGATTTTCCAAATGAAGCGTTTGGCATTCCAATCGTCGTTACCGATGCAATCAGCATCACAGAAGCGGTTGAAGTTTAATCATGCCGTCGTTCTTTGAGACTGCTATTTCAGCTGGGCTGACAGCGCTCCGGGGTATTGCCGGGTCTCCTGTTACGTACACTCAAGGCGCGACGACATTAACCATCAGTAATGCTGTTCAGGGCGCGACAATAAAACTCCCCATCGAGGTGGGGGGTGCTGAACAGGTTGTTGAGATATCCGACTGGTTAATCAGGGTGTCAGATCTCGCAGGTCTGACACCAGCCAGTGGGGACATCATTGTCCGGGTAATCGACGGCACCACTTATACGTGGTCCGTCGAGACTCGGGAACTCGGTGAAACAGAATGGGACTGGTCCGATACAGCTCGGACGACCTACAGAATCAGAGCACGTAAGGATGGAGCGTCCGCTTACGAAGTCAGCGAGCCGACCGGGTTCGATCTGGCTGGCAACGAGTTAAGGACCAGCTAGATATGGCTCCAGTTCAAGTCAAAGGACGAGGCCCTCGGGCATCAATGAAGGGCGCGGAGTTCTTTGGCATCGATGGTGTCAACGAAACGATCGCGAACCTGCACAGAATCAATAAGTCAGTCGCACGGCCGGCAGTCGTCGCCGGGATGCGAGCAGGAATGAAACTGATTGCCAAAGCAATCAGACGGGAAATCAAACATCCGAGTGTCAGAGCGACGATCGCTCATCGATTCAAACGGGGACGTGGAGCGGATCACCGCATCTTCGCGAAGGTCGGCGGTTCAGTCGGACGAAAAGGAAACTCGCACAATCCACGATATGGACGAACGCCGGGTCGCAGCTGGCCGGGTAAGCACATGTCGAAGCAGAATGTTCATTGGTATCTGATTGGAACAAAAGATCGTATTCAGCACACAACCGGACGACGTACAGGACGCATGTGGCAGAAGATGGGTCGACCGGAACCGGTGAAAGTCGGATACGCGAAATCGTCCAGTGCTGCGTCTCGCGTCGCTGTCAATCAGATGCAAAAGACGTTCATCAAAAAGATGAGGCAGAGAATTAAGACTCGCGGGTTGCGGGCTGCTTTGAGATGAAAATCGACTGGCACAAAGATACCGGGACATGGAGCATTTACAATTTTGAAACTGGTGAGCTTCTCGGTCGCGCTAAGCGGGTCAGGATCAATATTCCCAGTGAGCTGGTGATTACGGACGGTGGACGACACGGCTACCTTGTTACGGCTGGTCGACTTTCATTCAACGACGATACGGCAACCATTACGAAAGGTTGAATCATGGTAAAAGTAGCATCCAAGGGAACCGTGCTGAATCAAGAGATTAGCATGGTGCAGGTTGCCAGAGCACAGCTCGATAGCATCACATATACAGGCTCCGAGAGTGAGGTGTACGACTGTACAACTCTGGACGGATCCGTAGGCCGCGCGTTTTCACAAACTGGGTATTCTGCCGTCGGTGAAGTCTCCATTAGCGGGTTCTACGACCCGGTGTTGGCATCTCATACGGAGATTCGCGACCTCATCACTACGCCGGCAGAACAGAACTGGCAGGTTACGTTTGCTGATACGGGCACGACAACGATGTCATTCGCGGGTGCGGGTATTACCTGGGAAAACACGGTCGCTATGTCGGACGGCCTAAAGTTCTCTGCGACGATTACGGTCACTGGCCTGCCAACCTACGCATAAGGTAACGCACAATGAAGTGCCGTTTGCTGTTTGACATGGTTGCTGGCCCGTCAGCTCCAGATGACATCTGTGTTGTCGAAGATGGAAAACGCTTCCTGAAAGCGGAAACCATCCTCGATCATCCAGATGCCTACAAGTTGGTGCATGGCGGACATGCTGAATCAGTTGATGATGAATGCCGTGAAAAAGTGAAGACGATGAGTCAGACAACTCGCGGATTGATGCGTGAGATCCATGCACGCATCACCAATGAATTTGACGAATTTCAGGCAAGTCTGCAGGAAGAGTCAGAAGAGTCAGCAGACATGTTTGAAGAAGAAACCGACGAAGAAACCGACGAAGAAAACGAAGAGCCTGCCAGCGAATCGTGAAGGAACTCAAGGTGTCTCAGTTACTGTCACGGGAGCAGTTGCTAACTCCCAGGGAAGTGCCTGTCAGGAAAGTGGAACTTCCGGCTCTCGGCGGATTTGTATGGGTCAAAGGAATGACCGCGAAAGAACGAGGGCAGTTCGAGAAGTCGTTCGATAACGCAGACGGAACGAAGAACAAGAAGCGTGTTTCGGAAGTGCGCGAGCGGATGGTGATTATCTGTGCCTGCAATGAAGACAGAACTCCGATGTTTACCATCAGAGATCTGGAAGCACTGGGTAAACAGGAAATCAATACCATCGAGAAGATTGTGATTGTCGCACAGGAGTTGTGTGGCATGTCAGACGGTGACATCGAGGAACTGGCGGGAAACTCCGACGGGATCGAGGAAGACAGCTAGGTCATGAATTCGCTCGCATGATCGGCAGCCTGTATCCGGACAGCGTACTGGATTCTCTGACCTGCGACGAATTCGACCAACTGAAAGCGTACGACAAAGTCCTTCCTATAGATCATGGTCCCCGAATGCTCGGTTTCATCGCTTACATGCTCGCACAGCAGCTGCTTAAGGACGCTGATCAGGACGGCCTGCTCAGTAGCTGCATGCCATGGATGGAACCTGTGACGTATGAGCCTCCCACTGGCAAAACGGCCGTAGCAGCTGTCCAGGGAGGCAAGTAATATGTCCGTTGCCGGCAACCTCGTCATTAACCTGATGGGGAACACGCAGCATCTGAATCGGGCACTCACCCGCAGCGCGTCCCGCATCCGCGCGTTCAGTGCCACCAGTCAGCGGTCACTGACTTCATTCGGCACGACTTCCGCAGCGACGTTCGCAGCTATCGGAGCTGGTGCCGCTCGCGCGACTACCGCAATGCGGAACATGTCTCTCGCCATCGGCGGAGGTGTTGCTGTCGGAACTGGGTTGGCGTTCAGGAACCTGATTAAATTCGATGACGCGATTCGAGCCGCTGGTGCGCGAGCCAGAACCTCTGCTGCCGGCATTGAAGTTTTGCGTGAACGAGCGAGGGAACTTGGTCGCACGTCATCATTCACGCAAACGCAGGTTGCGCAGATGATGGAGGGGCTGACTAAAGGTGGATTCACTGTTGAACAGGTCGTGGGAGGCATGACCAAAGCTGTGATGGATTTATCTCGCGCGGCTGGTACTGAGGGGGAGATGGCGGCCAGGTTGTTGGGAGACTCCATCGGAGTCTTTAATCTCAAGGCATCTCAGTCTGCGAACGTGGCCAGTGTATTAGCGGGGGTCTTGAATCGAACTCGGATGGATGTTGATGACCTCGCTGACGGATTCAAGTTCGCGGCGAAGACTGGTGCTGACCTGGGCATGTCGTTCAGCGACACGATTGCCGTCATGGGGACACTGGCTCAGGCTGGATTGCGTGGCTCGCTGGCTGGTACGGCGATTCGCAAAATTGGTCAAATCACCGTCAGTGAAGCGGCGAAAATCCGTAAAGAGTTTGGAATCACGTTCAAGGAAACCAAGAACGGCACAGTCAATGTCATTGAGAACTTCGAGATCCTGTCGAAAGGATTGCAGGGTCTGACACGAACGGATCGCCTGTCGAAGTTCTTCGAGGCATTCGGTATTCGCGGCGCTCAGGCTGCGTCCTCGCTGGCCGACAGTGCTATCAGCACAAGAGCCCTGGCAACGGAACTGAAGGGAGTATTTGAGGCAGGGACAGAGGCGGCCACAACAGCAGCTGCGATGGATGACGGCATCGGTGGGTCGATGCGCCGACTGCTGTCAGCTGCTGAATTGTTTGGTGACATGTGGGCGTCCTCCTTCGTTGAACCTGTCATGGAGGGCATAGAAGCGATGAGGGAATTCACAACGGAACAATCTAAGTTCCTGAAAACTGAAGGCATTCCGCATATCCAGAAGGGCGCTGGGCAAGCAACTGCTGCGGGATTTGCATTTTTTGAGGGTTTGGAAAAGTTCGGGCCTGCTATGGCGAAAGGCTTCTTTGATTATTGGAAGTCGAAAGGTAAAGAGACTTTCTTCTTCCCTGTCAGGACTCAGGCTGAATTGAGAGCGGAGAAGGGGGGGCCTGTTGATTTTCTGGGCGGAAAACTGGGCGAAAAGCAATTACGTAATCGAGCTGCACTTAAGGCGTTGCCTGGTAAGGCAATGGATGGGATGGCGCGTTTTGGGGTCTGGCTATACAACGCTGTTCCCAGACTTCCGCAACCGGGCGGTGGTCTTAATAATGTGCCAGCAGGGTTTAAGACTTATGGAGAGAGTGACAGGTTACGTGACGGAAGGCTTGCAGCATTACGGGGAAGAATGGAGGCGGCCAAAGCTCAAGAAGCTCGAAATGAAGCGATAAGAACCAGGCCATTTGTCGGTCCTGTAGACGTTGAATCTGAACGAATCAAGAGGGGTAACCAATCTACGTCGCAGCGATTTATTGATTTTTTCTGGAATCGATTCAACGAGACGATTGACAATGAACAGACGAGGAAGGCAGCTGAATCTGGAAACGAGCTGGCTGACAAGTTCAAAGGAGTCAGTGCAGAATCAGAAAGGGAAAGGATACTTGAAGAAGCAGCCACCATCGCCTACGGGGAATATTGGGCCACTCGCCGCAGTGATCCGGCCTTTGCCATGCGGGATGTAGTCACCAGCATGCAAAACCAGGGCGCGTCTAAGCAGGACATCAACCGCATGCGCAAGAGTCAGGAAAAACTGCGTATCGCCACAGATAAGCTCGCACGCATCAGAGAGAAAACTGTTCGAGTAGAGATCGCACCAGAAGAATGACTGTTACCTTCAAAGAAGAAATCAGTGAGTCACGACGTGCCCGTAACACGGAAGGCAGTCGCAGCTACACCCGTGCGTTCCGGCTTGAGACTTCACTGCAGTCTGAAGACGCATACGACGTTGGCAGTCATGCCAGTCTGCCCGTCATCGGCGACACATACCCGTCAGACTTAAATGCCTACTGCCACGACATCCAGATCGACAACAGTGACCCATGGAAGGGTTGGATCGCGACTTACGAGTACTCAGATAAACGGCAGTTAACGCCCGCTGCTCAGGCTGGTACGGATGTCATCGATGAGATCACGTATGAGTTCTCGTCGCAGATTTATCAGGGTGCTGCTGAAATTGGTCGCAAAATATCTTCAGGCGATGCAATCGGCCCTAATCAGCCAATGGTTAATACTGCGGGTAAGACTTATCCCGATGCGTTATTTGTTGATAAGTCTTCGCTAATCATCAAGATTAAATTCAACATAGTTGCTGTTCCTGCAGAAGTCTTGACGTATCTCAATACATTTAATGATTCTGCTATTTCAATTAACGGACTTTCTATTCCTAAGTGGCATGCATCACTTAAAGCAATTCAGGTGGGACGACGTGAAGTACGTGGTGTTTATCCAACAGGGCCGCTTTCAGGTCAATTGATTACCTATTACCCAGTGACTTATGAGATTCATGCTACGCCGGAAGAACAGACAGTTTTCAGAGTAGAAAAAGGATATATGTGCTGGGACAGCATAGGAGCTGACAAAAAGCTAGTAATTTGCACGGACGACGAAATGGAACCTTCGCCCGAACCAATGAATTTGGATTATGAAGGTCGGCAAGCGGGATTTGGCCTTAACCCCATCTATTCTCGATACTTACCTAGTCCAGACAAAGACTACAAACTACTCATCGGCGTTAATTAAAGGAACAGAACAATGGTAGACGTATTTGACGGTGATGTCCGAGTGACAGGCGAGTTGACTGCTAACTCATTCGGCCTGACAGTTTCCAGCATCACAAACAGCGATATCAAAACAAACGCTGCGATCGCACGGTCGAAGCTCGCGCAGGACACTCTGCAGCCGTTCACGATCCCACTGACTCAATTCCGGACGTGGGATGCTCTGGCGGTGAATCTCCCCGGCAGTCCCGCCGCCGACGATTTGGGATTCAACGCGACGTTCGGCACTGGCTCGCCGCACCTAACGACTGGCGACCTCGGCGCGGCCGGAGCTACGAGCAGATACGCCCGTGTTCATGTGCCGATCCCAGCCGAGTACGACGACGGAGCGACATGCAATCTGGTTGTTCATGCTGGGT